TGTAGTTTCTGTTGCATAACAAGTCATTGAACGCGACTCGCTACGCTCTCGCGTTAATTCCGGTGTTAGCCACCAGTCTTGGGCGCAACCAAGTTTTTCGTGTTTAATACCACCCCATCCTTGCAGGTGAAATCACTTAAAATATCATAAGATACAAGTCCTCCATGCTGCGCACACAGAGAGTCACCTTCAGAAAGGTATTTCAGTTGTACTGTTTTGTGGTAATCAAAGTTAAGCGTTGTTATTATCCACGCGACAGCCCACATAAAAGAAGTAATCCAGAATGTCGATGTAGAATTGTCGTTCATTTGTTTTTCCTCGCTGTTTCGTTGTTGGCTAACAAATCGCTGAAGGCCGTGCTTCGCACTCGACACGCTATCGCGTGCGCCTTAGCTCTGCGTTATGCGTCAATGTATTCAATGTTCCATGTTGGGTGATAACGCTGCGAGCGCTTCTCTCCGTCCAATCTAATGCGCAAATAGCCGCCATCAGATCCGGTTATAGTTCCTAACCGGTTGCATCCGTATTTAATGCGAGCGCCGCGCTTTGCAGGTACGCCATATTTCAATCTTATGTAGTCCATACATCACTCCGTTATTGGTTTTACGCATAACAAGTCATTGAACGCGACTCGCTACGCTCTCGCGTTAATTCCGGTGTTATACGTCAACCTTCGCAGTCGGCCAGTCTTTGCGCCGCGCCCTTAGTTCAATGTCTCCGCCACACCGCTTGCACAGGTCATGCTCTCGTGCGCAATCCATGCACAACGCGTCTGTAGCAGTGCTACCGTACATCACCGGCTTGTAGCAGCACATACACGGTTGCGTAGTCATAGCAGCCCCGCCAATCCTGCTTCCATAGAAACAACATTTGCAGTTTTGTTCGGCCAGCCTCTTCTGCTTGTCGGTGTCCTCGGCAATCCGTTTTGCCAATTCAGCTTGCTCACGAACAAATCTCTTTGACCGTTCTGTCCAGCCAACCATATTGGCCTTGTTCATTACTAGTGGTCGCCGTTCCATAATCAATCCTCAAAATCGTTGACGTATAACAACCGCATCAAGGCGGACTCGCTACGCTCGCCCCTTATGCGGGAGGTTAGGCGTCATAAGCATCCTTCGTTTGGGTGCAGCACATCCTGCCAGTCAGCCTCTGTAAAATCCAAATCTCCAATATGCGCAGCATGTATAGCTACACGGTTATGGCTATCCGCACTGCTGTAATTTATTGTCGTTTGTGTAGCTCTCGGCTTAATACTTTCTCGCAAGCATTTTTCGTGAAACTTTTGGCAAGAATCGCAGTAGCCTGTTATCGGGTTACATTCAGTAATTGCTCCGCATCCAGACCAGCATTCACGCCTATCCGCGCTAACTTTATTGCCCGCGCTTTCCAAAATCTTGCGCGGAAGTCCTGCTTCACACATCATTCGTACGTACCTGTCTCTATTTGATCCGTCTTTGTCGGTAAAATATGGGCTATAGCCTAAAATACTCCAGCCCTGCTTTTCTAGTTTGGTAATTAGCGTTTCTTGCTCTGTCATAAATACCTCCTGTTTACGCCTAACAAGGCGCTGAACGTGGACGGCTTTCAGCCGCCCGTTAGCTTTGTGTTATACGTCACTTAATGCCGCAGTAATCCATTGCCGCTTCAAACCAAGGGAAGCGTTTGGCGTACACATCAAGGTATCTGTCACCAGTAACAACCCACTTTATTGCGGCTATAGGAATGAGAACCAAGCACACAATAGGAAATAGAATCCGGCCAAGCATCTTTACTGTCGGCCTTTCACCGGAGCGCAGCTTAATAATGTCGTGTTCGTCCAGTATTTCCTGAACTTCTTGCTCAGATCTCTTCGCCAGTTTTCTAGCGAGATGTTCTGTGTCTGCGTACCACATTTTCTTTTCGTCTTTGAATCTCATACAGCTCTCCAATAATCGTTACGTATAACTTGTCGTTCAAGGCGCGACTGGCCTGACGGCCAGCGGCCTTAACTCGCTGTTAGGTGCCTGTAATGCCAAGATGGTCAGTAAGTCGGAAAGCCGCCCCTGTTGTCGGCCACGCCTCCCACTTTCTAGCCAGCTTGTCTGTTTCCGCAATGAAGTACCGCTTGCGAATGTTTCCGCATACCGCCCGCTGGTGCATCACGCCTTCATAGTGCTGCGGGTTATTCATCACCCGCTCGCACTCCCATTCCATCAACTTGCTTTTGAAGGCACCTAACATTGCGCTGAACCTCGCTTCACTTCGTTACGCTGGACAGCCGCAAGCGGCTGCCGCTTAGCTCTGCGTTATACGTCATATTCGTCCGGCTCCGGCTGCTCATCGGTGCTGAACGTGAATGAGCAATGAACCGCAACCCTGAATGCTTTTTCGCATGAATCACATTCAACATCGTGGTCACCTTCCTGTGTGTCGTACAGATCCCAATTCTCGTGTGCCTGTACGTCATAGGTCTTTCCGCAGTGCGGGCAGCGAGGATTGTCCTCTCTACAAAAATCAATCTGGTGCATATCGTTTAGTGCTTCGCAATGTTCTGCCATAACACAATCCTATGTAATTAGTTGCCGTATAACTGTCGCTTGAACTGGACTCGATCACGCGCCAGTTAAGCTGGTGTTAGCCTCATCTACATGCCTGCCGACCGCCAGTGAATGTCGCACTGCGGCAGGGCTGTTCGTTAAGCGACCATCTTTGTTGTCATTTCCGCTTCAATATCTGATAGCTCTGCCAAAAATTTAATAATCTCTGATTCCATTTCAGCGATGCGTGAGTTGTCACGCTCGAAACGGATGCAGGAATACTGCAAAGCAAAAGGCAGGCGATCATCGTAGGAAACAAAGTCACACCATTGACGACCAGTGCAAGCCATTTGCGCTAGCATTTGCCACTGATACTTATTGTCAGGTTTTCCAGTTCGCAAAAATTCAATATGTGTTGCTGTATTAGGGCATTTGATTTCCAGCAATCCATCACTGCCGACAAGTCCGTCAGGTGACGCGCCAAAATTTTCAATGTTTTGGTGAATAACAAGCCCTGTTTCGCTAACTAGTAGGCCGCTTTCCGCTTCGTATACCGATCTTGCGTTTGGCTCCAAATCAGTGCCGCGCTGCATTGCTGCATTGACATAAAAATCTTCACGTTTACCTGTAAGTCGCTCGCAAAGCAGCGTCATCATGTAGTTGGTTCTGGTGGCGGCATATCCGGATTTTGTTTTTGCCATTACATCCGAAACCTTGCTGGCCGTTACCTTTCCTAATCGTGCTGCAAACCATTCTTCTGTGCGCTGCTCGTTCATGCCTGACCTCCATCAATAACCGTGACGTTATCTGCTGCTGCTTTTAAGCTGTCTCCGTACTCAAGCCAAAAAGCGGTTTTTAATTCACCTTTAGGTAGCTGAGAAAATGCGGCAGTTAAGCTATCAATTCCGTCCATAGCTGCATCACGCATGACTTGCAGATGAGCGATTTCAAATGCCAGGTATGCATCGGTTTTTTTCTTTTCGTCGGATGACGGAGGGGAAAATGCAATATCTTTTCCTTCCATTTCTTCTGCTGTTGGTTGTGCGCCAAGCTCGGGCCAACCCTTGCGTAATACCTGCGCCTCTGTGCATTTCACAATCTGACCGCGAGGGCGTTTTAACCACATAGCATTTGGTGCTTTTGAGTCCTTGTTTTTTGTTGCGTAATTTTCAATCCAGTATTCGCGCGCAGTGAAAGCAACAACGCGATCACCAACCACTTTATGCACGGTGATTTCGCACCACTCAGGGTAAGAAACATCAACGCCATCAAGCTTTGTGTCTATTTCGTCGCCAAAAACAGGCGCATCCATTCCTGCATAGTTGCCGGCACGATCAGCTTGTATGCGATACAAGCCAATGCCGGGCATAACTACATCTCGCCACTCGTACTGATCTTTTGTTCCGGGCTTTTTAACGCTCATTCCAACAAGGTGTACCGGCTTAAGCATTACATCGAGTCCGCGCGCCGCGCAGTAATCCCACGCCATCACAACGCTGTCGTCTGTCGCCCCGGGGAAAATTGAATTTTTCAACGCAGAAAACACCTCGACAGAGATTCCGCGTTCTTGCATTAGTGCTGGTACATTACTCATCGTCTTCTTCCTCAAAGTTTTCAGGCTCGCAAACTGCGCAGCCTTCGTGGTCTGGATCGCGGCAATCCAGCATGTCGTTTCTGCGTCTTGCGTTTCTTTCTCTGGCTATCTGCAAAGACGATGGGCCATCGTATTCATCAGTGCTGCCGCCTCTGTAGATGCTCATGCTTGCAGCTCGCCCATGATTCGCGTGTAAACAAACGCAGCTTGGATGTGCGCCATGCCCATGCGGCAAAGCATTCTTGTTAAGCTGATTGGCGACTTAGCCACATACTCAACGCCATCAACTTCTGCGATGATTAACAAGCCTTCTTTTTTGATGTCTTTAACATTCATGTCGTTCTCCGAAAAGAAAAAAGAAATTATTAAATTACTGAATAATTAATCTGCGGACAGGCCGAACGCCGTAGTCGTAGCTCTTGCTGAAGCAATCCTGACAGCCGTCGTAGAAGTACTGAATGAAGGCGCCGTAGGCGCTGTGCTGTGTGGACGTCCAGTGCCAGCGCTTCTGGAAGTGTTCACGGGCAATGGCGTAGCAGGCAGCAGCTTCGCGGTCTGCAGGAAGATAGAGGTCGTTATGGCCTTCGATGATCAGGCCTGCGCAACGCTCGGCGGCAGGGTGACTGCCGGCTGCAACCAAGGCGTGGGTATTGGCAAGGCCATCCCATTCAGAATCAGCGCCTTCAATTTTCTTGCCGTATGAGCCATATTCCAGTTCGCCAAGCTCTGCGTCTGGATGGATAGGCAGGATCAGGTGGTAGTCAGGCTGGCCGTTTTGACCAGGCATTTCAGCGATACGGATACCGCCTTCTCCGTGCCAGTATTCGCCGACGCGTGGTATTTGGATTACAGTCATGGTTGTCTCCCGTTTGGCCAGCTGATGTGCTGGTATGGGAGAGATATTAGGCGCTCCTTATTTGTCTGTCAATAGGATGTCCTAATTTATTTTATATTTATTTTCGTTTGCCTGAAAATATGTTTTGATGCTGCATATTCAGCCGCGAGACAAGGAAGAAAAACAATGAGCGATAAGACAGAAGTAGTGATTACGGACATAAGCATTCCGTTCACATCTATGATTTCAATAATGGTAAAAATGTGGCTTGCGGCAATTCCGGCCTTGCTGCTGATCGGCGCATTTTTTGGCGGTATTTTTGGGATTGTTAAGTTTTTATTTGGCTGATTGGAGAGCCGTCTCTCCGAGCTGTCGCACCATTAGGCAGGTGTCGCATTAGCCAGACATCCTAGTCGGCTTCCTTGTCGCCTTTCGGCAACGGTGCGTATTTTAAGACTGGTCGGCGGCGAAGTCTGTAAGCTATTTCTTACAATTCAGAACAATTCCATTCTGCAAACTACCTTGCCGCAAATATACCAATCGCCGTCAATCTTGATAATTGGATCAGGCCATTGTGGATTCAGCGGCTTCAAATAAACAGCGGCGCCCTCAATTACCAGCTGCTTGAATGTAACCTCTTTGCTGCCATCTTTGCGGGCAATAACATAGTTTCCGCTATCTGCTTGCGCATCAGGATCAACAATAATAATTTCACCTTCTCGAAAACGCGGGAGCATACTTTCTCCGCGAACGCGCAATCCATACGAACGCAAACCGTAATTTGCAGATACCTGTAGCCACATTTCCGCTTCGCCTGGTGAATACGGATCATGCGCCTCGCACCAGTCGCCAGCAGCCACCCAGCTGATCAGCGGAACTTTGCCGCGCAACGGCGCGGAAGGCTCGACATTGGACGGCTCTTTTCTTGTAGGCCTCATTTGGCCAGCTCCTTTCGACAACCACTCAGGCCTGACATTTAAAAGCTTTGATGCAGCCAGCAGGTTCTTCCCTTCGATATTTATAGATCTCCCATTCAGCCAATCGCTCACTGATGGCGGCTTAATACCGCAGGCGGCAGCAAGCTCAACTTGTTTAATTTTTGGTGGGCCAGCCATCGCTAGGCGAAGGCGTTCTGCGAATGTATCCATGTAAGCAATCCTAATAATACATTTTAAGGATGTCCTATTGACTGATGAATAAGGATGTCCTAACATTGGCCAAAGCAATCCAAAAGGCGAAAAAAATGCTTCCAAGTCCGAGTGAAATTATCGACGCGCTGGGCGGCCCATCTGCGGTTGCTGGCCTAGTCGGGATAAAGCCGCCATCTGTATGTGAGTGGCGTGAGAAAACGCGAATCCCAGAAGCAAGCCTTAACAGGCTGGCGCCGCACATTGAAAAAGTTATGGGTATACCAAAGCACATTACTTGCCCTGACGTATTTGAAGCGCCAGTTAAATCCAAAAAAGTGCGGGTGGCTTGATCTCATGGGTTCAGTATCAATGCCATTTGCTGATAGAGCACGCAAGAACGAAAAAGTAGTTCTGGAGGCTCTTGCAGAAACAGGGCAGGCAATTGCAGCTAGTTGCATGGGCGTGAATGAGTCAACGGTTTCGCGCATGAAGCAGGGCGATATTGAGCAGGCCAGCAAGCTTCTGGCTGCGTGTGGCTTGAAAGTTGTACCTGTTGGTTTCCAGTGTTACCCCGAAGATGAAATTGCAGCTTTGCGCGTACTGGCGCGCCGTTCTGATGTGTTGCGCGCCGACAATTTGAATTGGGAGGCGAGTGTGTAATGGCTGAAAAACGCAAAGCTATAGGTAAAAAACTACGCTTTGAGGTATTTAAGCGTGATTTATTTGCCTGCCAATACTGCGGGGCTGTGCCTCCAGGTGTATTACTTCAAGTAGATCATATTGTGCCTGTTGCCTTAAATGGCGATAACAACATCGACAACTTAATTACATCCTGCCAGCCGTGCAATATCGGGAAAGGCGCTAATAGCTTGCAAGCAATTCCTAAATCTTTGCGAGAAAAAGCAGCGGAAGTTCAGGAGCGTGAAGACCAGATCAAGGAATACAACGCCATTCTTTCAGGGTCGCGTGACCGGCTGGATCGTGACTGCTGGGTTGTTGCAAACGCATTTCTTGATGGCATGGGCCATGAAAAAAATTCTATCCGGACTGATTTTTTCAACAGTATAAAAATGTTTGTTGATAGGGCTGGCTTGTATCCATGCCTTGAGGGTGTTGATGCCGCACACGCTAGGTTTCAAAGAGGCAGCACGGACAAAATTTTCCGTTATTTCTGCGGCGTTATGTGGCGAAAAATCAAAGAGGCAGGACAATGAAGAGACCGGCCTTTCAATTTTATCCAGCTGATTGGCGCAAAGACGCTGCGTTGCAATCATGCTCGCTGGCCGCGCAGGGCTTGTGGGTAAATATGATGTGTATAGCGCATGAGTGTGAGCCGTATGGCCACCTAACAATCAACGGAAACCCAATGCAGCCTGGGCAAATAGCGCGTCTTGTTGGGCTATCAGCGAAGGAATGCAGCGCTCTACTGAAAGAATTACATGATTGTGGCGTTGCTTCGATTGCTGAATGCGGATCTATTTTTTCACGTCGTATGGTTCGTGACGAAGAGATTAGAAACAAGCGCGCAGCTGGCGGTGAGGCGGGTTCTTCACATGGAATTAAAGGTGCAGAATATGGAAAGAAGGGGGGTAGGCCAGCAAACGGAAGGGGGGTTAATAATCCCCCCTTAGAACCCCCCCCTTCTTCTTCTTCTTCATTTTCTTCTTCGTCTTCATTAAAACCTCCCTCTGTAGAGAGTGAGGGAGTGAGTGATATTTCTTCCCAGCGCCAAGTGGTCACTCAATCACTCACGCCAGTCGATGTATTTCCAATGCAATCTGACTGGACGCCATCACTGGAATTCGAAAAAAACTTACCGCCGAATCTAGTAACCAGCGCAATTCAATCTGTTCGCGATCTGCAGGAATTTGTTTTGTTTCGCATTGGAACCGGCGAGCGATTCACGCAAGCGCAGTGGGAACACAAATACCTGCAAAACCTTGAAGCCAATAAAAAACATCGGGGGCAAGCATGAGAGCCATCGCAAACAATAATCCTTTGGGCGACGTGGTTGCTGAGCAGGTCGAAGCGTTTCTTAGCAACGGCAAACAGATTCAGCTAATCCCTTTGGGAGTAGGCAGCGAAACGCCAGTTACTTGCGATAACGAGCGCAGGAAAACCGAATTTGAGAACCGGCAGGCGATCAAGAAATCCAATGGCTATTTTTTCACGCCGGGCGTTTTCAATCCCAACAGCGCGGCATCGAAAAAAGCGTACAGCCGAGGCGGTAAGGCATGAATTGTGCGCCGGCGGAATTGCAAGGCAACACCACCAGAGATCATCTGCTGAATTGCTATGCACGCCACATGCTCAAGAACTGGAAGCGGCCAGCGATTGAAGACTGGCTGAGAAAGTATCCGGCAAAAGCAGCGGATATGCGTGAAAGGTTAAACAACCAGAAGGGGAAGCGGCCATGAAAAAAGTCAGTGAAACCAGCAAGCAGGCACATGCAGAAAATATCAAATCGGGTTTATACACCGCACAGGAAAGAATCTTGGTGGATGCCATCAAGAAAAATCCATCCGGTATTACGCGCAAGGAGCTGGCTGCATTCGCCAGAGTCGAGTTGTGTGCTGTGACAGGCCGCATCAATGATCTGGTGTATGCCGGCGTAGTCAAAGAGCCCTGCAAGCGCAAGTGCTCTATCAGTGGCCGCAATGTGAAGGTGTTGATGGCATGAGCGCAAAGCCTGACGTTGAGGTTGCTATCGGTGCGATTGTCACGGCGTTTTGCTGGCTCGTAGCAATTGGCTTGATTGTGTCTGCGATTTTCATGCATGGGTGCAAGGGATGAGTGAATCGGCGCAATCGCTTGAGAAGACACTGGGCTTCATCCGTGATTATCGCGGCAGATACGCAAGCGCTAAATCTAATCGCGTGTTTCTGGAGCAATTCAGAAAATCCAAGAAAGCAATCCTGATGGAACAGCGTAGAGCTGAATTAGCTGGCAAGGAAAAAACTACCGAATCAATGTTGGAAAACTACGCCTATTCACATCCTGAATATCTGGAGCTGTTGGACGGCCTGCGCGTGGCTGTGGAGCAGGAGGAAGAAATGGGCTTACTGGTAAAAGGGTGTTGGGCGCAAATTGAAATCTGGCGCACTGAGCAGGCAAACAATCGGGCAGAGCGGAGCGCATACACATGAACCTATGGATCAATAGCAGAGCAACACACTGGACAGAAGACAGCATCGTTCATGTTTACTGCGTGATGGATGGATTGTTTATCGTGAGCGATTGGTACGACACAAAGCCGGAAGCTGAAGCTGCGCTAAACAAAATAATCGAAATGGCGAGGTTTGCTGCGTGAAGTTGGCAGAACGTCAGCACTTAGGCCGACTCGCTGCGCTGGGCTGTATTGCCTGTCACCAGATGGGGTACAGCGACACACCGGCAGAGATTCATCACATCCGCGCAGGCGTTGGTAAAGGTTTGCGAGCGAGCCATTACGAAGCTATACCGCTATGCCCGCCGCACCATCGCGGCACGGCTGGCCTGAAAATTCCAAGTATTCACGGCAGTAAAAACAACTTTATCAAAGCATTCGGCACAGAGCGGCAATTGCTGGACATGTGCTTAAAGTTACTAGGGAGTGAAGCTGCATGAACAAAGCCATTCAGGATTGCGAGGCCAACATTGCCACGCTGACGGATGATCTGCATTACATCGCAGAAGATATACGCAAAGCCACTGAGCCTAGAGAGCTGGCAAAACTACTCAAATACAAACAAACATCAGAAACAGCTAGGCAGCAGGAGTACGACAAGTTGCGCAGGCTTCAATCTGAGCAAGCAATAGCGGAGGCGCAGCAATGATCACCGAAAAAGAATCCCGCGAATTGCTCTACAAGCCAAAGCGCAGAGCTGACAGGGCGCTTGAAGTTAGCGTTATGGCTGCAGCTGGCTTGATTATTGTTGTGATGGCGCTGACGTGGTGGGTTAGGCATTGATTCTTATCGGCATTGATCCCGGCGTTCACACGGGGTTGGCAATAGTCAACAACAAGCACCTGACCGATGTGTTGAGTATGACTGCATGCAAAGCAGAGGCAGTGGTGCTCGACTGGCATAAGTGGTTTCCAGACGGCCTTATGGTGTATTTCGAAGATGCACGCATGCGCAGCTGGTTCGGAAAGATGGATGCAGAGCAGCGGAAGTATGGTGCAGCTGTACGCGAGGGGGCGGGCAGCATCAAACGAGACTGCCAGCGCTGGGAAGAATGGCTAAAGCACCACAATATCCCGCATGTAGGGGTGTCGCCAAAGAACAACAAAACAAAGCTGACTGCAGAGCAGTTCAAGCGCATTACAAAATGGGAAGGTAGATCAAACGAGCATGGCCGTGATGCGGCGATGCTGATTTATGGGCGATAACGAATCAGGAGTATTTGCATGATAAAGAAATTCAAGTTTTGGCTGGCCAAGAAGAAAACGGATATGGCTATGCGATGGTTGAGCAAGATCGGCTTGGATGTCGTTCGGATGAAAACGATTGGAGACACCATGTACCTGGTTGATATGGATGGCACCCACTGGAAGCTATCGGGCAAGAAGAACAAGAAGTAATCATAGCGCCCAGCCGGAGGTGGCATATAACACCGGCAGTACAGATGCGATGCCCTACCTTTCATTGCAGCCTGTACCGAGGAAGCCGCGCTAAGGCTAGCCCAGCTGAAATGCGTCCAGAGACACATGGATGCTGGCAAATATAAAAACTGTCCGGGGGGATAGGGGAATGGATTTAACTAGAACATCAAAACCAGACAGGTGCGGATCCGCGCTTGAGTGTAGCAAATGCGAAAGAAGTCATCCAGACGCGCCGTTCGCCAGTTTGTTCCATAAGGTATGCCTTGATTGCGAAAAGACCATAGAAAAAATTTGTGCTTGCTGCCAGACCTCAAAGAAACTGACGGAGTTTGCTATCTGCCACACCAGCGGCGGCCACCGAGAACGGAAGTGCAAGGTATGCAAAACCCTAAAACTGAAGCCCATCAAGATATGCGCGGGGTGTCAGATAGATATAACCGGACAAACAGGAAACACCCGCTATTGCGAAGACTGCAAGACCAAACCAAGAACGTCAGCCATTCCAGCCGAGAAGGTATTAAACAATACCCTTATGGCCAATTTTCTAATGTCACCGTTGAAAAGGAAAAATAGATGACTGAGCCAGTTGAATCCATTGTGACGGGCATCGATTGGGGCGCAAGTGACAAGGATGAATCGGTGTATTGCGAAGTTAGGCTGGATGAGAAAACCGGAATTATGACCATTACAGGATGCCGTGGTAGAGGGCTTTGATGCTGTTACCGGCAAATCAGACCGGAGCGACACATGAAGGTAATAACTGACGCGCTCATCTACACGCAACCGATAAGAATTCACGCAGAAGCGCCTTAATTGATCACTTTTTAACCAAACAAGGACATTTATGAAATACTTCCATAGAGTTAGATGCGATGAGCGGCTCATGCCGCGCACAGGGCTAATCCTTATTTATTGCGAATCTGGAAGCGTCATACAGGTACTGATAGCCATGCGAATACCGCTTCTGATGCGTTGGAGGAAACTATTCCTAACTGACTATGGCAATAGACTAATTGAGGCTCAAGCGGAATTCTGGTGCTGCCTTTCATTTGATAAGGGGTTTAGGTGGAAACCAGAGTTTGGATACGGCATTGAGCCAAGACCAGGAACAGAGAAGGTAATCTGCAACCATGTGCGAACCAGACCAGATTGATCAAAATTTGACCAATTACACAAGCAGGCATATTTGGGCGCTAAAAATCATTGATTGAGCATTCAAGCAGAAAGATTGTTTGCAAAACCAATGAGGATATAAACATGCAAGCAATTCTGTGGTTAAGAAACCCTATCAATGTTGGAGCGTCGGCGTTTAGCGTTTTGGTAGCTGATGTATCTGAGCATGACGCATCCGACAAATCGGTTGTTGTCAGCGTAGGCGGTGGATTCAAGCTGTACGCCAATTATGAGCATGCGCTGTTTGCTGATAGCGATATTGCTCCGGCGTTATGGATTATCGGCGGCGATAACCTGATACCTGAAGCTGCTGACGTTCGCTTGCCCGTATAGTTTAGGTTGGATGCAAGTGGTGAGCGGTAACGAGCAGCTAATCCTGTCATTGTTGCAGGAAGTGCGAACAAAGCAGGAAGAAATCAGCGCGCAAGCAAGCAACTTCGAATCGACCCTGATGAAGCATGCTGCTGATAGCAAAGCAATGCACCAGCAGTTGATGCAGGCTTTTCCGGCTGGAGACACAGACGGCCACAGGCGCTACCACGAATCTGTTATTGAGTGGCGAGAGCTGCGCAACAAGATAGTCCGTGAGTGCCTGATACATGCTGCAAAGCTAGGCGGGTTATTTGGTTTTGGCTGGATTCTGTATGCAATCTGGACGGCATTAAAACTGGAATTGACCAAGGGCTGAGCATGAAAATAAGCGAAAACGGTAAATTTATCATTCGCAGCTTTGAGTCTCGCAGGCTTAAAGCGTACCCAGACCCCAAAACAGGCGGCGATCCGTGGACTATCGGTGACGGGCACACCGGCCCCGATGTTTACAAGGGTTTGATATGGACAGATGACCAGTGCGATGCAGCGTTTGACAAAGACATAATGAGCTTTGAGCGCGATGTAACCAGCCTTGTCACGCGCCCAATCAACCAGGATCAGTTTGATGCGCTGGTATCGTTTGCATACAACTGCGGCTCAGACATCGATGCAGATACAAAAGCAGAGGGGCTGGGCGATTCGACACTGCTGAAATATGTAAATGCTGGCCGCTTCATTGATGCCGCAAACGAATTTTTGAAATGGATCAGTAAGGGAACGCCGGTCGAGAAGGGGTTACGCCGTCGCAGATCAGCTGAAAGAGCGCTATTCCTTGGCGAGCCCGGCTGGAAGTCCTTTTTGTGAGGAAGTGGGAGTTCGTTAAATGGCTGGGCCAGTTCGCAGAAGGCGAGAATGGCAAACCATCAAGCCGTCGCGTCATTGCTTTAATGGCCGGTACATCATTATCAATTAGCGTTATCTCAATATCTATCGCCTATGCGTGGTATGTGCATGCGAATGATGGGCCGACTGCTGCTGTTATTGGCGCACTGACAGTCCCGCTGTGTGCGCTGGCCGGCGTCAATTACGTTATGACAAGACCCGACAAGGCGAAACCTGATGAGCCCACTCAATCTAATACCTGAACAATATCAGCTTATTGCCAAGGCCGTAGTTATAGCGATTCTGGCCGCTGTGCTGTTCGCTGCTGGCTGGACGGTGAAAGGCTGGAAGGATGATGGCGCTTACCAATTGCTGCTGACACAGCAAGCAGAGGCGGCAAACAAACAGCTGCAGGATGTTATTGCAGACCGTGATGCAAAGCAGAAAGCCATTGCTGACATCGATCAGCGCAACTACCAGGAGATGACAAATGCACAAGCTCAAATTGCTGATCTGCGTAAGCGTATTGCTAGTGGCAGGGTGCGCCTCACAGTGCCCGCCCGCTGCAGCCAAAACAGCGGCACCAGCGTGGATCATGGAGAAGCGCGAACCGAACTTGACCCAGCGCTTAGTGACAGCCTTATCGCCATCACAGCCGACGGAGACCAAGCGATCAGGCAATTGACGGCGTGCCAAGAAATACTGCGGCTGTGAGACTTGCATAACTATTCAAGCAAAAAAACCATGATGTCATCGCAGCCACCAGTACAGGCAGATGACAGTCAAAAAGCCCAAGCCAGATAAGATAAAGCGCACAGGCAACATCGGCGGCCACACTTACTCGCCAAAACTCGTCGCAAAATGCGGCGGCATGGTGAGAGCTGGCACTAAAAACCTGAAAGAAATTAGCGCCGAGACCGGCGTTCCCGTTCCTACGCTGCGCGGATGGCTCAAAAAATACGAATGGCGTGCTGATCTTGCTGACAGAGTAAGGGAAGAAGCGCATCGGCGTATGGTGATGGGCGGCCTGATCAATGAAGAAAAAGCCATTGATGATGCTGCTTCAGAGCTGGTAGTAGTCCTGTCGCGCCATAAGAAAGCGCTCAACAAGAATATGGACATCATCGAGAAGCTGCAAAGCCAACTGGATCCGGTAACGCCGGAAGATGCAGCGGCATTATCTGAATTGCCATCCAGCGATGAGGATAGCGACAAGCAAGGTATTGGCCAGCGCGCCATGACCGCCAAAATTATTGCCGACACGCTGGATAAAACCATTACCGGCATGCGCAAGACCTACCGAATGGACGCGGATACCAAAGAAGTATCGACATACGAAGAGCTGCTAGCCCAAGCCAAGGCGCTAGATGTTTGACAAGGCGGAAGCAGCCAAGGTTATTGCGTCGCTCCGGCAATCTTTTACCTATTACGCGCCTCGATGTCTGAAGATTGCCACCAAAAAAGGCGACGTTGTTCCTCTAGCACTAAACAAAGCGCAGCTATACATCCATGAGCGAGCCGAGAAGCAGCTGAGAGAACGCGGTTTTGTCCGCATGATGATCCTGAAAGGGCGTCAACAAGGCGCTTCGACGTACATTGCTGGCCGCTTCTATTACAAAGCCACCGGCATGACCGGCAGTAAGATCGGCATACTCACACACGAACAAACCGCTACCGACAACCTGTTCAATATGGTGCGCCGGTATCACGACAATTGCCCCGGACTTCTTAAACCATCAACCGCAGCAGATTCAGCCAAAGAATTGTGGTTCGACAAGATAGACGTGCGCTACCAGATCAGCACGGCTGGCGCCAAAGCCACCGGTCGCTCATCCACTATTCAGCTATTCCACGGTTCAGAGGTTGCCTTCTGGCCTAACGCTGCAGGGCACATGGCCGGACTGGGGCAAGCGTTGCCAATGGAGCCCGGCACTGAAGGCTATCTGGAATCCACCGCCAACGGCATCGGCAATCTATTCCATACGCTATGGCAAAACGCTGTGCGCGGCGAATCGGAATACGAAGCAGTGTTTGTGCCGTGGTTCTGGGAAGACGGCTACACAAAAGAGGTGCCGAAAGGCTTTGAGCTCGACTCGGACGAAGCCGAATACCGGGATGCGTTCAATCTGTCATACGGGCAAATGGTCTGGCGCAGGATGAAGATTGCCACTGACTTTGGTAACGACATCGCATTATTCAATCAGGAATACCCTGCTACCGCTGAAATGGCATTCATGGCTGGCAGCAAAAAAGCGCTGATCTCTCCGATATTGGTAAGCGAAGCCACAAAACCCAAGAAAATTGAAACAGGCGGCCCGCTCATTATTGGCGTTGACCCTGCGGAATACGGCGGTGATCACACCGGTATTGTCGTCAGGCATGGTCGTAAGGTTATTGAAATCCAGCGCATCAAGATGGGGCCAATGGAGCTGGTGGGCCATATCGGTCTGATGATCGAAAGGCTGGATCCAGATGCCGTCTGTATCGATGTTGGCGGATCGCACGGCGTGGCAGACAGGCTGATAGAACAGCACTTCAAAAACATTTACAAAATCAATTTTGGCTCGTCACCTATCAACAAAACCGCCTACCTCAACAAGCGCATTGAGATGTGGGACTTGGTTCGTTTGTGGCTTGAAGACTGGCCATGCGAGATACCGGCAGACCCGGTTCTGATGGCAGATTTATCTGCACCCGACTTCACATACGATTCAAGCAGGCGGAAGGTGCTGGAAAGCAAGGAGAAGATGCGTGCTCGTGGCGTTTCCTCTCCAGACCTTGGCGATGCGCTTGCACTGACGTTTGCTATATCGGTTCAGCCCAAGAAAGACCGGGTAGAACCTTGGCGCGAACGCATGAAAAAGCGCACCAAGACTTCTAACCCAATGGCTGCCTGATGGAAGAAGAACAAAGCATCAAGATTGTAGATGACCCGGCTACGGAAAACTGGAACTGGTTCCAGTACACCGAGGCTCGCGGACACCGCGATTACTGCGCTGAAGCCGTAAAGTGCGAGCGGTTTTACCTTGGCAAAGGTAAGCAGTGGGATGATGAAGTCAAAGCCGAGCTGAACGGGGCCGGCAAGCCGACATACGAAATAAACGAAATCAAAACAGCCGTGAATGTTGCCGCTGCTTATCAGATCAACAACCGGATGGATGCTGTTCTATACCCGCGTGGTGGCGAAGCAGACGACGACCAAGCCGAAATAAAAGGAAAAGTCCTTCGGCAGCAAATGGATTCACAAAACTACAAGTGGCGCGAAACCGAAGTGTTCATGGATGGCATGATCCAGCAACGCGGCTATTTTGATGTCAGCGTGAAGTTTGATGAAAACCTGAATGGATCACTGGAAATTGATGTTCTTGATCCGCTGGACGTGCGTCCAGACCCCGACTCCAAAAGCTACGACCCAGACGATTGGGGCTTTGTCATCATCACACGATGGATGCCATTGTCGTGGGTAGAAGAAAACTACGGACGCAAGCTGCGGTTGGAAGTGGAAAACTCCTACGACGACAGCAACGACTGGGGCGATACCACACAAGAGCGCAGAAGCTCGTTCGGTGACGCCAACGGCTCAATGGCCAGCTGCACAATCAACGGCATCAAGCGCGTCAGAATTATAGATCGACAGTTTTTCTCGTTTGAAATGACTGCCGTATTGATCTCGCCAGAAGGCGATATTTTGCCAGAAGACGGATTCCAGCGTGATGCAGTGGAGCAATCGCTACAGGAAGGCTTTATTCGCGTGAAGCGCATGATGCGCCGCGTGAAGCGCGTGGTATCTACCAGCAAAACAACATTATTTAATAATTACGCACCAATAGATCACTACACCCCCGTACCGTTTTTCCCAGTTTTCCGGCGTGGCCAGACCTCTGGCATGGTGGATGATGCTATCAGCCCGCAGGAAATGTTGAACAAGGCTATCTCCCAGTACCAGCACATCATCAATACCACAGCCAACAGTGGTTATTTTGTGGAAGAAGGCAGTCTGGTTGATCCGATTGAAGACCTTGAGGAAAACGGCAGCAAGACTGGCGTGATTATCAAGTACAAACAGGGCTCACAAGCCCCGCAGAAGATACAACCAAACCAAGTGCCGTCCGGCGTTGATCATTTTATTGATCGCGCCCTGATGGGCATCCGCGATGTCACCGGCATCAATGAATCGATGCTAGACCCCGGTAAAAACCAATCAGGCGTGGCTATTCAGGCACAGCAATTCATTGCACAACAGCAATTAGCGGTGCCGCTGGACAACATGGCGCGCACAAGGCACATGGTCCACATTCGGGCTCTCAAAATTATCCAGAAGTACATGACAGGCGAGCAAGTATTGCGCATCGCTGAAAAAGATATGTTCGGCAAAGACATTTATACGCCGCTGAAGATCAATGAGCGTAGAGAAGACGGCAGCATTTCTAATGACATGACCTCTGGCACCTACGACATCGTTATCACCGATAAGCCGATGACTGTCACATGGGAAAACAGTGAATTCGAGCAAGCCATGGAGATGCGTAAAAACGGCGTGGCTATCCCTGACTGGGTGCCTGTCAAACACAGCAACCTTGCCGATAAAGGCGAGCTGCTTAAAACCATGCAGGAATCAAAACCTGATCCATTGGCAGAAGCGCAAACCAGAAAAGAAAACGCACTGGCCGACAAGTATGGAGCCGAAGCCATCAGCAAAGGCGTTGAGTCAATGTACAGCTCAACCACTGCGGCGAACCTTATTGCTGCAACGCCATCCATTGCGCCGCTCGCAGACGCCATGATGAAAAGCGCCGGCTTCCAGGACAAAGATGCCGGAGGAATTGTGCCGGAGCCAAACGCACCGGTTGATCCGATACCCATGGATGAAAACACGCACCCGTTATCGCCACCTAACCCAGATGTCGGCATGACAGCTACCCCACAACAAGGCATAGGAAGAGCAGCATGAGCAAATCAAACGCAATCGCAACTAGCGGTATGGATAAACAATGGCAGGCAGAAAGCGACCTGCGCTGCATTGTCGAAGCCAAAAAAATCATGAAAGACAAAGGCCGGATGGCTGCAGTAAGAGCGCAAGCCAAAAAGCAATTGGATGAAGCCAAGCAAGCACAAGAGATGCTGGCCAAGTAATTACACAACCACACCCTGGAGAGAGACTATGGGCATTGAAAATGAAGAACTGGACTTTGACAACCTTACGCCTGAGCAAGAGGCTGAATTGCGCGGGGAAGAATTCATTCCCAGCGACAAAGAGCCGCCAAAGGAAGAAGACAAGCTGAAGGAAGATGATATTTCTCTGGAAGAGCTGGAGGAAATTGCTGGCGAAGAAAAATCAAAAACCGTTCCGCATTCACGCTTCAATGAAGTAAATGAAGAGAACAAAATTCTGAAGCAGCAACTGGCTGACGCGCAAGCATCCAGAACGCAGGAGCCGCAGAAAGAAGTTATTCCGCCAAAAGAAGAAACGCCACCAGTGTCCGTCAAGGATCTGGAAAAAGCCTGCTATCAGGCCATGCTGGACGGCGAAGAGGACAAGGCTGTTGAGATCCGCATGGAGATCAATTCGATTATCCAGGCGAATGCCGAGCAATCGGTGCGCAACAGTATCAAGCAGGAAGAATCGGTCAAATCCGCACAGCAACAGCAAAAGGAATTTCAGGCCACGGTCAATGAGATTCAGGCTGCCTACCCAATGCTGGACATCAATAGCGAAGAAGCCAATGAAGATGCCATCGATGTTGTCGTCGCCCTGCGTGATAAGTATGTAGCGCAAGGCAAATCGCCAGCCGAAGCATTGCGCACAGCATCTGAAAAAGCAGTAGTGATGTTTGGTGGTGAATTGGCTGATAAGGGCGATGTCATTAAAGCGCCTCCCGTAAAAGCCAAATTTTCCGCGCAAGAAGCCAAGCTGACAAATGCTAATGCCGCTGAACGCATTCCGCCAAAATTGAAAGGCGGCATGGGTGACAGAGCAACCAATCTGCAATCGTCTGACATACACAAAATGACCGATGCGCAATTTAACAACATGGATCCACTGCAAGAAAAAAGATTGCGCGGTGAAATTGATTGACACGCTATTCAAGCAGATCGAAAAAGTAACTACGGACTGGCTGTTGCCCTTATGAGGGGCAGCAGTGCAGGCCACAAAATACCTCGACCCGTCCGATGGGGCGTAACAAATACTCGGTGATGGCCGTAACCGGCTGGCCTCTCCAAGCCTTATTGGTGTCCTCCGCCAGCAGCAGCGATATGCAGCAGAAAACATCCTGTTAATTCGTCAATGTTATTGGAGGCTCTTATGGCCGTTACAAATTTTGGAAGCCAAACAACCGATCAGCGTGCATATTGGGCACGCAAAACATGGTCGCCTGCTCGCAACGATTCATTCCTTGCGCGTTTTATGGGCAACGATGAAAACTCAATGATTCATGTGATCAACGACTACACCCAAACCGAGAAAGGCGAAAAAGCAATTATTCAATTGCTCGCTGATCTGCAAGAAGACGGTGTAATCGGAGACAACGAACGCGCCGGCAACGAAGAAGCCATGAACGTCTATGACTTCGAGCTGCCTATCGACTTGATCTCTCACCAAGTTCGCAACAAAGGCAAATTGTCTGACCAGAAAAGCGCAGTGAATGCACGCGATAAAGCGCGCGGACAGCTGACTTACTGGTTGCAGAATCGCCTTGATGAGCTGGGTTTGCTGTCATTGTCTGGCATTAGCTTCGCATACAAGCCTGATGGCTCTGCGCGTACCGGTTCGCAATTCCCGAACCTGGCATTTGCTCCTACTGCGCCGACATCCAAGCGTCGCCTGACGTGGACTGGTACAGCATTAAGCACAAACGCTAATACCTCTGCCAGCTTGACGACCTCTTCAACGGCTAGCTACAAAATGATTACGCAATCTGTTGCTTATGCGCGTGACCATTACATCAAGCCAATCAAGAAGGGCGGCAAAGAATATTACGTCATGCTGGCCAAGCCGGGCACATTGGCGCAATTGAAAAACGATGCCGACTTCAAGAATGCGGTAAACAACGCAAACATGGGCGATAAGTCTCCGTTCTTCACTGGCGCTGTGACCACTATCGACGGCGTGGTTATCCACGAACATCGCTTGGTGTACTCAACAACCGGCACTGCTACCAAGTGGGGCGCTGGTACAAACGTAGAGGGTACTCGCTCTATGTTGTGTGGTGCACAAGCATTGGCGATGGCTGATATTAGTCCTGCTGACTGGGCTGAGGAGTTCTTCGATCTTCGCAGCAAGTACCGCATCGGCGTGGACAAAATGCTGAGCTTGATCAAACCAAAATTCTATAGCGCAACTGATGCGTCTATCGAAGACTTTGGTGCTCTGGCCATCGATCACCACCTGTCCTAATGGTTATGCCGGGGTAACATCCGGCGTTTCTTTTTCCTAATAGCCAACTGGAGAATTCTCACATGGCCAACTCAATTGCAAACTTTTGCGCACGCCAAGAAGCTTTGTCGTTCGTTCGTAAAATCACCCTCGCTGAGTTCTTGGCAGCAAGCACAGCCAACACGCTGAAAATTGCACTGCCTGTCAATGCAATCATCACTAGCGGTTCCGTCACTGTACTGACAGCTTCTGTTGTTACTGGCTCGGATCTTCTGGATGTTGGTTACGCAGGCTCGCTGGAAGCGTACAAGGCTGACATTAGCCTTGAAGCTACTGCAACAACTCAATTGGTTCCAACAGGCTACACGCACTTGGCAACTACCAGAGACCTGATCCTGACTCGCACACCAGCTGCCGCTGATGCTACGTCGTTGGAAATTCTGGTCGAGTTCACTTATGTCGTGCTTGGTCGCGTCGAGTGCACACAAGACTGATGAACACGGCCCGCAGGTAGTCGATGCGGGTTTTTCGGTTCCAAGAGAGATGACGATGGACCCAGAAAAAATAAAGCCGGAAGAAGTCGCGGCGAAAATTTCCTCAGTGAAGTATTTGCATGAGGGATCGTTGACGTTCTGCATTATTGAAATGTTGTCTGGTTTCAAAGTCACAGGCCAAACCGTATGCGAAAACGCATCGGTCTATGACAAATCCAAAGGCGACAAGATGGCGTACCGCGATGCGTTTGCCAAATTGTTCTTGATGGAGAAATACGCTCGCAGAGATGCAGCCCACCAGAGACTGGAGAAAACAGCATGAAATTCAGATCACCCACCAATCAAGATATTCAAATCAATTTATTGAGCGGCCATAGCGCCACAGTTACGCCGGAATGGTGTGACATTCACCCAATGTTTCATCGTGATGCGCTGGCTGAAGGCTGTATCAGCGACAACATGAGCGAAGCGGCTATTGCTGCTGGCGTAGTGGTTGATGGCGGCACATCGGGCGTTGACCGCAAAGGAAAGCTGCGCGATGCGCTGGAAGCCATGATTCTTGATGCCAATAAAGATGACTTCACACAATCCGGACAGCCAAAAATTGGCGCAGTGCGTGATCGTGTCGGTTTCGGCATTGAGCGCGAAGAAATGATGGAGGCATGGAATGCAATTTCTGAAGCGGATGATCTGCCTTAATGAACAGTACGGCGCTGCTAAATCTTTTCAGGGCAGAATTGCGTGATGTAGCAGCGCCTTATTTATGGTCCGATGTAGAAATATACGGGTTCATGGATGATGCGCAGAAGAAATTCTGCCGACTGACAGACGGCATCCCCGACGCAGTATCGGCTATCACGTCGATTGCAGTCGAGCCGGGCGATACGTTTGTACCATATAACAAAGCCATCAAATCGATCCGCAGAGCCTATCGTGAAAGCGACAAAGCCAAGGTCACCGTTATCAATGACGATGAGCTTGAAGGCGATGAGTCAATCCTTACGGAAACAGCAGGCTTAACGCGATTGCTGGTACTCGGCATGGATGCCTCTAATTTGCGCATTATTCCCGAAGCGTCCACAGCAGACACTATCAAATTATCAGTTTTCCGGTTGCCATTGGTGGATCTGGATGGCGCTGATGTTGATCTTGAGATTGCAGAAATTCACCACAGAGCCTTGCTGATGTGGATGAAGTCGCTTGCGTACAGCAAGATGGATGCAGAAACTTTCGACAAGGTGAAGGCTGCCGACTTTGAGAACCAATTCAAACTTTATTGCGTAAGCGCCAACTCTGAAGAAAAAAATAAAAATCACCGCGCACGCTGCGTGAAGTTTTCCTCGCTATGACCATTGAGCGCAGAGAAAACTGGTCAAAAGGCGCTGATAACCGATCAAACAAAGCCGCATTGCCAGCAACAAAAGAAGAGGGCAGCGCATTACGCGAAGGCGTGAATGTCGATATTGCAAAAGGCGGCGCGCTAGAAGGGCGCATTGGTTTCGAGCTGGTCTATCCACTAGATGATACTAACAGCCTGCTTTCGTTGGGTGAAAACCTGATTTTCATTGGCAATATTTTTGGCAGTTACTACATTGCCTTACTTAATAAAAGCAAGGCTTTATCCGCTCTTGCCAGCTACCCACGTAAAGTAACAATGTCAGGCGCAGAGCATAACAAAGAGCTTTTTATGTCGGTGTCTGACGGCTCTATGTGGCGCTTTGATGGTTTAGAAATGCGACAGTGGGGCGTTAATACAGCAGAAGTCTTACCAAGCGCCGCAGCCGATTCCAACGGTGCGTTAATGGCTGGGCGCTACCAATACGCGGTCACGTTTATCAATTCGCATGGCGAAGAAGGTGGCGCGCTCATTGGTGCTGTTAATACAGATGGCAACATTACTTTTGAGAATTTCCAAGAGCCGCCCGCTGGTCACAATATTCGATTTTATGTATCTGAATGCAATGGCTCAACATTATATCTGCAAGAAGAATTTATCTGGCTGCCCAATAAGGTTGTTTATTGCCCTGTTGTGCGCAGTGATGATCTTGTACTGGAAACGCAATTCAAGCGACCACCGCCTGCCGGCCATATTGTTGCCAGTTACAACGGTCTGGTTTTAATTGCGTCCGGAAAAACATTGTGGAAATGCGATCCGTTCAGGCCGCACCAGTTTGATCGCGTTACAGGATTCTTCCAATTTCCAGAAAGAATAACCAACGCATACGGCGTTGATGCTGGCATTTATATTACTGCCGACAAAACCTATTTCCTGTCGCAGCCAGAAACAACCGAACCATCATTAAAAGTCATCGCTGAATTTGGCGCGATTGAAGGATCCATGATCCGCGCTACCGCACAAACCGTTGCATGGATGACGGAATACGGGCCGGCTATTGGTGATCTTGAAGGTCAAGTCGGTTTTCCACAAAGAAATTCTTATTCGCCATCGGTGTTCACAAAAGTTGCATCTGGCGTTATCCGACACAACGGCAATGAAATTGTCGTGATTGTCCCGCAGGACGATGTAACAACGGGCGGGATTAAATCTGTTGGCGCTGAAGATTCTTTTGTACAAACCCCGATACAAAGCATTCCAGCAGCGCAATCATTAGGCGCTGCATTTACGTTTATTGACGAGGTTATACCGGCATGAAAAACGGACTGTTACCCGGATTTGTTTACGACTGCGAGATTGTTCGTAATGGCAATGTCATTGACCGCTTCGAGGAGGACAACATTCTTCCGATTGAAGCCATGCGATTCATTGCCAGCCTATTGCTGGGAGGAGGCGCGACGCCAACGGCGCTATGGTATCTCGGCCTGCTAAATACAGGGTTCTTACCGTTAGCGGACAGTGAGCTGAGCCTGGCTGCAGCATCAGAAAATGTTGCTTACACCACGACATCCAATGCACGCCTTGCGTGGACGCATGTGTATGACGACGCCTATAGCATCACCAACGCAGCAGCCAAAGCAGAATTTGCATTCCCGTCTGGCGGCATAGTCAACGGTGTTTTCTTAACAAACGGATTGGCGCGCGGCTCATCTGGCTCAGCTGTCTTGCTGTCTGTTGCCAATTTCGCATCCACCAGAACACTCGAAGCAGGGGATGTTTTGCGCATTACTGCTGGCCTCACTCTTTCATCTGTCTAATTCAGGAGAATCCTCATGGGTCTTAAATTAAGTACCGGCCTTCGTAATGCCATGCTCAACGCTTCAGGCAAATCGTTTACTGACGCACTCACACAGGGCGCATCAGGCACAGCTGGATCAGGCGGCACATGCACGCGCATCAATATTTACAGTGGCGCGGAGCCTGCTACAGCGGATGCTGCAGCTACCGGAACATTGTTGTGCACGATCACCAACACAACCGGCGTGTCATCTGATTACAACTTGGCGTTTTTAACGTCGACTGTCGGCATTCTTGCTAAGAACACGAACACATGGCAGGGAACGTGCGTTGCCAGCGGTACAGCGGGGTATTTCCGCGTGATTCGCTCGCCAACAGCTGCATCGATACCAGATACCGGCGCATCCAGCACCACAGAAATTCGCTTGCAAGGCGACATTGCTACCAGTGGCGCAGTATTGAACCTGTCGAATCCGGTTCTTGTTAATGCCGCAGTCCAAAACGTTGACTACTTCAGCATGACACTCCCCGGCGCTTAATAAGGTGGTCACAGCATGGCTACCAACCGGCTTGAAAAGCCATTACTGTATGTTGAGACCGTTAAAGAGCGATTAGCGTCCGACGCCCGCACAGAGTTTGTCCCAAAGTCAGTTGTAGATGCCGCAATAGCCGCGTCCCCCACAGACGGCATAAAAACCCCTTTCGATTGGTTTTCAGCGCAAGGCTATCCGTCAGGATCTGTCGTTGAGTCGCTAATAGACGGTGTATATACAATCAGAATACCTGCAGTTGCCTACAGAGCCCCAGTTTTTTCTTGGAAAAATGATAAAGGCTGGAACTCTAACGCTGACAGCATTGATATTCTGTATGGTGATGGCTATTACGAGTGGTCCGGCTACTCGGCTGCCGGAAACATTGTGGCAGGCATTGCGCCCATAGCCACCGACGGCGTAAGCACATCCATCAAAGATGCTACACATTCCTTCAAGATTAAAAAAGACTCCAAAAGTAAATCCGGCGTTCGCTATCTGCATAAAGGCCGCAACTCCCCGCGAGCCCCAAGACCGCGAACAAAAAGTATCGACATGCCCCGATACAGGATCATAAGAAAATCCAGCAGCGTATATTTTCTTATGCTGGATAGCGTCGGGAAAGTGCTGGAAACGTATCGCTCCAAAGTAAAATCATCTGGCGCTGTCATGCTGGACATTTCCATGTACGCATCTGGTGATTACATCGATGCGCCTGTATTCGTTACACCAGAATCAGACCCTGATCAGTGGAGCGCCGCTACCATTGACCTGAATGGCATGTACACAGAATCAGACCCAGACCCATCGCTGCCAGCCATGCAGCTGATTGCTTCCAATTATTCTGCCGCCGTTTCCAGCGTGAGTTTTCCAGCAATAACGCTGCTGATAACGCTCAGTGATTACACTGGTGTAATTACTAGCATGCCAGCCATGCACGGCATAGGCAGCGATCATAACTACTCGGACATCATCGGCTCTATTCCGTCCATGAGCGCCGACGCCTTGATAGGCGAAGACTTTACTGTGTCGGAAGACGGCATGGAGATGTACGGCTATATCAATATGATTGCTGGCGGCTTTATGAGCACCGTCAATCAGCTCACTCTGGATTTAACGGTACCAAAAATGTCGGCGCTGGCGTCAGATTTTGACTACGCCGATAGTCATGCCGTGATACCTGCCATGCGCGCTGCAATGTACGAAGATTTTGCAGCCCCCGGCTATTACTGGGCGGGTGAAAAAGCAGGATTTGCTGATTACTTTTTGTACGAAGGAACATTTGATGTAGCGGTAAATTTTGCACTTGGGACAGCATTAAGCGTTACCGTTTCCACTGTGATGCAGCAGCAATGGAACATTGCTCTCGGCATACATGATGACGCCAGCTTGCTAGCAGTGCTACAGGCTATTGTTTCGGAAGGCTTGCAAATTGGCGACGTGTTTACCATTCCGCAAACGCTGGACATGCAGTATGCGTTTAATGCGGATTCCGGAGCGCTCACCACCTACAGAGCTTTTGGATTTAATTCATTTGCTGTTGTTGGTGATGTAACGTATGCGGCGCGTGGTGATGGCTTGTATCGCCTGCGTGCCGGCGATGACAACGGCGAACCCCGTAACTATTTCGTGGATTTTGGCGAAACCGATTTTGGAACAGCCCAAGCGAAAAATATTGATTCTATTTACTTCGGATTATCAGTTGATGGCACAGAGGTCTATGCAAAAATAAATGATGATGCCGGCAATGTTTATACTTATCAGGTTACACAAACGCAGCCAACAGCAAGGGCTTTGTGCGGCAAAGGATTGCTGTCTAGGCGCTATGGCCTGAAACTTGAAGCCATTGATGCAGATTCTTTTTATCTCGATAACGTGGAGTTCTCGCTAGCCGTTTCGACGCGCAGAAGGATTCCATGAAACGCAAGGACGGCGCGCAGGGCAATGTCATTGTCAGATGCCTTGTATTGAAGCCTGGCGCAGCTCTGGGCTTTGCTAAAAAAATAGGAAGAGATCTGGCCGCCAGCAATGAGTCATTAAGGTACCGTGTGTTTGATGGCTATATCATCAGGGCAACTAAACAGCCGTCCGGTGATGTGATTGTTATTATTATGGAGCTGCCTGGAATATGGTTATTCAGCGCGCAGTTTTCACAAGATCAACACGACAATCTGCCAGATGGATTCATAGATGGCTTTACGGCTGCATCTTTATTTTATGACATCGGCGGCTTCAGCAAGGCGCTGAAAGCCCCGCCTTCCAGTGAGCCAGTGCCAGAATTCGACATCGCAAAAATCAGCGCACAAACCGGCCAAAAACTGTTCGCTACAGAAGGCGCTGAAAACGGTGAAGTTATATCGTCGAACCCCGGGATTGTATTGGTGCATGGCAAGTCTGCCGTCCGCACCCAATTTTTTATAAAGAATTCCAGCGGGAGTTTCGGCTCATCGTGCGGCGTAATAAGCACCGCTATGACAGCAGCAGTGGCGCGAACGCCGGCAGTAAAAAAAGACGGCGAGGATGTAAAAGCCCCCACCGCAAAAAATGCCATAAATTACCAAACACTTGTGCTGGATGATTCTTTTTCTGACAGAGTTTTTGGAAACGACATTCATTTTGGAGTGCCAATAAGAAAGGATTATGTGACGCCTTATATCCCATACGACGCTGTAATGAATCCGCCAATGTCTTTTATGATAAGAAACAAAACCACTAAAAAAATAACCGATATGGTTGTAGTCTCTCCAGTAGTAAGAACCAGGGTGCCTCCACTACACCCGACTGCCACTCCTGAAAGCGTATCTCAACTATATGGTCACGCGGTTATAGTGGCGGACTTATCAATAACAGATGAGCAGAGGGAAACTAATGCGTCAGAGTTTCCTGCGGTTATAAAAGCATCTGATCATCGTTTACTAACAGATTACACAGGGCTGGTTTCCGCCGGAATGACATACCCGCAAGCCGCTAGAGAGGTAGAGTTAGATGAGTTAGGTTTTTATCCAGTCGTAGA